GCTCCTTGATCTCCTAAACGTACTCTCCTTTCTTTGGTTATATTTACGTTGAAAGATGGAATAGCTTTCTTCTTACTTATATACGTATCACTATCTACGCTACCTTGACCGTAATCTTCAGAACTGTCTCTATTTTGTTGAATAGCATATTGAGACTTTTGATCATAAAACGAAGCTTCATTTACCTTACCAGAAACTGTACTTGTAGATTTTCTTGAAATAACATCCTTAGACGCTATAAACTTACTCTCTTGATTAAGCAAATCAATATTTATATTAGTTCCGTGATTTGCAGCACTGTGTACATTAACGTTTTCTAGATAAGGTGTTATACCTCTTCCAAATCCTTTTTCAAAGTGAACTCCAGTTCCATCTACAACTGCTTGCGATAGGGTACTTCCAACGGTAACTATACTGTCTATAGCAGCTTTTCCTATTGCTTTTACAAAGTTTTTTGGAGGAGCTGGATTTAGCTTCTTCTGTTCATCAGCAAGATCATACTTATACTTTAATGCTGATAGAGCTGTATTATTAATAAGGTATGTTATTCCAGGTTTATCAACAAACATTTTAGTTAGTCGTTCAACGTCATCTATACGTGCTTGACCCTCAACAGCAAATCTATTACTGGAAGGTTGATTGTTTATGTCCTTAGTTACGTAGGGTTTTTCTGCTCCATACTGAAGGCTCTTTAAGTCTGTCTGGAGATTGATTAGTCCCATTACCTTTAGGTTTTACGTTGGTCTGTTAGAATCGTAAGGAAGCTTGAACTGTGATTTTGATTCTGGATTAGTTGTCATTGATGGTACTCCGCCATCTAGATCTAATGTAGATGGTTTTGGATATGAACTACCATCTAAAAGACCCCCAGTAAGTTCTGGATCATTAGTGATTGAGGAGTTATAGTGCATTGTTGAGTACTTAGAAGCACCTGGTATAGAAGCTATGTTACCTCCATTATTTATCGATAAGTTCGAATCACCGTTTCTTAGTTTGTCGTAAAGTCCCATATTGTATGTATTTTTAATTTATAATAAATAGTTGAAGTATTTCTTTTATTTACTGTTTGTATGCATGAATACCTTGCTGCTCCGATACTGTTTGACTATTCATCTTAATTACCGTATTTTTATTTTTCGCTATTTCATTTGCCTGAGTCATAAGTTCGATTTGCTTTTGCATAAGTTTTTCATATGTTGCAGCCGATACCACCTGTCCTGTTGGAAGAATCGAAAGCTTACCTGATTTCATTCCTTCTAACTCTGCTGTAGCTATTTTAGCTTTAGCTACATCCTCTTCGTTTCCACTAAGAAGACTGTTTGGTCGACTTCCAGGTTGTATGGCATTAACTAGTGAGGAAAACCATCCCATCTTACCGTCTTCTTGCTCTTTCTGCAGTCTTGTAACTGTTGCGGTCATTTGCGGAGTGTTTGTTAACTTTGCCTGTTGTGCTTCTGTTAACGTACTTACATCTAATCCTTTACGGCCTGAGGTAGCTGCTGAGACTAAGTCTGCTGTCTTAGCTTTATTATACTCTTGCGAAAAAGTATCCCCGAATAAAAGTCCCGAGAATCCTTCCTTAGCTACAGTATTTACAAATGCAACTAGTATCTGAGTAAACTTATCGAGAATGTTATTATTAACAAGTCCTGATAGCTTATCTTTTAATTTTTCTAACGTAGCTGCGAAAGCATCCTGTGCAGTTATTGTACTCTTAATTGCATCTACGTTTTGACCTGCTGCTGCTGCGTCTATTATCTTATTAGCTTCTGTTACTTTACCCTGTTTCTGTAAAGACTCTACATAATCTCGATTCTCTTTAGTAAGTTTTTTATTGACTATATATGCTCTGTTAAGTTGATCTGCAGTTAATCCTGACATAGAAGCCATAGATTCCATAATTAATGGATTTTTCCTCTGCTCTTCTGTTAGGCCTTGCATCTGTTTCATTACATCTGCAGTAGCACCTGCTATATCGCCTGTTAATGCTTTTGATCTAGCTTTCTCTAAATTAAACTCCTTACCTGTAAGTAATTCTAAAGTTAATTCATTACCTATAGATGATTCAAAATCTAGTAGAGTTTTAGATACTGAAGCTGCATCCTTTAGTTCTAAACCAAATTTAGCTACTTGTCTAACACCTTCAGCCATTGACTTAGCATTGAATCCAAAGTACCCTGCAATTTCCTTACTTGTTTTAGCAACTTGAGAAAGTAACTTATTAGTAGGTACTAGGATTCCTGTCGTTTTCGATGCTCTATTGTTTGTATTAGTAATATCCTCGGTAACTTTTTCTGCATTTTGTCCCTGTGCTTCAAATATTAAATTAAGATCTGCTGCTGCATCTTCTGACATGCCTAAGTTTTTAGTAAAAAAGACTTGGTTTCGTAATGTTGAATCTTGCAAGTTAGTATAAGCTCCTAAAGAGTTTGTCAACTGCGTTTGTGCATCTATAAGAGTTTGAGTAGTCATCACAATACTACCGCTCTTCATTGCGATATCATTAAAGTGTAGTCGCATCTTATCTGCAACATCCGTACTTACATTTAAGTTTTTTGATATCTCTACTACCTGTCTATTTACCGATAAGAATATATCGAGTATAAACTTCCCTATCATAGCTACAATACCTACTGGTCCTCCTGACATTGATAACATCTCTCCTCCCATTGCGCTCATTCCAGCTCCTGCTCTAGACTTACTTTGTGCTTCCATTGCAGCTTTTCCATACTGCTGAGTAACATATCGCTTTGTAGCAGCATCTCTATACATAAGTCCGATTTTCTCTACCTTATTGTAGTTAGCTTGCTCTACTGCTACTTTTCTAGCAGCTACTGCTGCTTTTTCAAATGGAGCTGCTAATTTACCTAATCCCGGTATATTTTTTGATACGTTAGAGAGTGTACTAAAGAATTTAACCGAGTTATCTAACTTAGTTGCATCTCTTAAGATACCTCCATAAACTGAAGCTAGTTCCTTTGCGTTATCTCTAGCTTCACCTAAAAGCTCCGCCTGTATTTTAAGTAAAGCTCCTCTTTCTTTTTCACCTGATATACTACTGGCGGAAGCTTTAGCTGCTTCAGTCATTAGTGAATTAATCTGTATATTTAGAGCACGTACTGTATTAAGTTGTTTTGATTGTTCACCTAAAGCTTGATTAGCTGCTTTCTGCGTCTTTAAAGCGTTATTCTGTATTTCTGCAACCTTATTAGCAGAATTCTTTACCGTAGTAAAGTAGTTAGAGTAGGTTGTTAGGTTTGCTCCAAGTTCTCTATTTAGGTCTCTACTACTACCTGCAATATCGCTCATTGCACGACTTATGCCTTGCGCATTTGCTAAAGTCTCATCTCCCAGTCCTTCTAAATTGTTAGTTGCCATAAGTATAGTATATAGTTATAAATAGTAAAAGCCTCTATTTTGTAGAGGCTCTTGTTGTGTAGTTAGCTGTAATATCAGGTCTGTTTATGATGTTACTCTGTTTTGCTACTGTTGGAGTTTCTTCTTGATGATACTCTTTTAGCTTATTGAATACAAATTTTCTTAAGTAAATTGGCATATGATAAACATCCCACCAACTATATCCCCCTCTTCCATGAAAACAGATCTCATGTATTTGAGAGTAAATATATAATTTACTATTTGGAGTCAGGCCAAAAAAAGCTAATCCCTATTGGGAGATCAGCTACCTCCTCATCGCCGTTGTCGTTTGTATAAGTAAAATTAAGTTCCATGTCTGGAGATACTTTAGTATACTCCTCTCTTAATGCTCTTGCATCTTTTGATAAAAGATACTTATCAACAAACTCTCTAATATCTTTAGTTTCTGTTAATCCATTTACTGAAGTTATTGTTCTCTTTAATCGAGTTGTTACTTCTGTTAGGTTATCTTTATGTATTTTCTGTAATCCTTTTACCTCCTGATCGATTAGTTTCTCATCTCCATGAGTAAGTACCTTGAAAGTAACTACGTTACTTGTATGCGGTAATTGAAAAGTAAATTCATTACTGCCTTTAGTATACTTAGTTTCGTCTAGTTCTTTATTTTCTAATGCAGATAAATCTACTGTAATAGACTCTCCTTTGTACTCTATTTCGTAATCCTTACCGTAAGCAAGAATACGGGCAGCTACCATTATTGCATTCTTATCCCCTACTAGTAGTTGATTATAATCAATTGGAGTTATGATTAAAGATTGTAATAGTTTGTCAATGACTGTTCCGTTTTTAATGAAATTGATGTTTGTAAGGATATCTTCTTCCTTAGCAGTCATATATTTCATTTCAATTTTTCCTGTTGCCAGTGGTGAGTCTTTTGGATAAAGCAATCCTCTTGAAGGAAGTTCTACCATTTCGGTAGGTAAACTAAATTTTGATTCCATAAATTTTATTTGTTAATAACTTATTCTATATATAAATATAGGTAAAAAACTTTTATAAAACAACAAAGCCTACTCTCCTTTACGAATAGACCATCCTTTTTTAAATTCTCCTGAAAAATATGCACATCTATATCGGAGTGTAGCTAAAGGTATCCCGGTCTCTTTTGAAAGATCTGGATAGGACTGTCTTGTAACCGTTTTTCCATCTTCAAAAATAACTGTATACGGACCTCCCGACCACTGTTTACCTCCCTGTAATCTCTGTGTTGTCTTTTCTGATAATAACTTCCTGCCTTCTTGAGTCATATCTGATTGCATTCCTTTAAAGACTCTTGAGGAGTTATTTGTGTTTCCTTTTAAAGCGATTGATATTTTTTCCTTATGTGAAACGCTTTTATCACTCTTCCATAGAGTCTGTAAGATTCTTCTAGCTTCTCCGTAATCTTCTTTTGTAAGATGTCTCTTACCGTCATAAGAAATTCTGTGAAAAGCCCATAACATTTTTTTCCCATATACAGTATGACTCTTCCAATAGTCTGCTAGTAGTTTATGAACTGTGAAATGCTCTTCAGGAGTTAGAAGTACTGTTGTTGAACTTTTATTGAAACTTCGGGGAATAATGTGATGGGCCTCGTAGTAGGTTCCTTGAGTCTTCTTTCTCTTTTGAGAGATAGCTTGTCTAATAACTTTAAAATATTCTTTCATAAAAAATGCCTATTTACTTTATTATAAATAGGCATAAATCTTGAAAAGTAAAAGTTAAGTATACAACATCAAAAATTCAAGATGCAGTAATCCATTGCTACTGAGATTGCAATGTCAACTAATCCATCATTTGAAGTCCAATCAAATTGTCCAAAGTCTCCTTTAGTTAAGAAAGCTCCTTTAATGATCCATTCTCCTACTACGTCTCCTACAGGTCCTAGAATCTCTAAATAAAGATCTTGTTTGTAGAAATCTGAATATCCAGCTCTACCTGTTACTGATTCGTATCCTAAACGAGCCCATTCCATTACTGCTTGAGCTCCTGAAGGTGTGATTGGAGAATAAAGTACCATATCCATATCTTGCCATTCTCTTTTTCCTCTTATTTTTCTGTAAGAGTTAATATGATCTAGTTTGATCATAGAGTCTGTAAAGTTAGGTGCTTTTACATTCTTAACCATGAATGCTGGAATACCTCCTATTTGTAATTTAAACCTATGTTGAACCATTGGTTCAAATGCGGTTTGTAACATCTCAGTTGAGTCTAATATCGCCATTTTATTTCTTATTATTTAATTATAAATATCTACTGTCTATAAATATTATGTGAACGTTGCTCCTGTTGGCTCAATTGTGAAATCTAGTACAACAAATTCAACTGTTTTAGCTGGTTGAATAAGTATCTGTCCTACTAATTGATTTCTATCGACTACATCTGCTGTATTGTTTGTATCATCCATTACAACTTTGAATGCATATAGACCCTGTCTTTGTACTACTGATTCCAAGTAAGGATTAACTGTAGCTAAGAATCTAGTTCTAGTTGTAAGTGTATTTTGTTCGAATACCAAGTTACGAGCTTGATCACCAATGAATTTTTTAAGTTCAATTAACAATCTTCTTACATTTACTCTATCTAATGCTGATGCTTTAGTTTGTAAAGTTTTTTGTCCGAATACTGATATACCCGATCCTGGGAATGTAGCAATTGGATTAACTTTAGCTGAGTAAAGAGTATCTCTATCTCCTTTAGTTAATTTTCTTTCTGCTTGAATTACTCCTCCGATTCCTCCTCTTACTAATCCTGCTGGTGCAAACCAAGGTGCTGAAGAAGCATCTGTAAATGCATATACTCCTGGAATTACTGTTCCTGCTGGAACCCATTCGTTTCTTCCTGTAGCTGATTGAATTTGTAACCAAGGCCAGTAAGTTGCTGCATAAGAGCTGTTCAATGCTGTTGCTGCCGCTGTTACTTGTGCTACTTGTGATCCTTGTGCAACTAAGTCTACTACTGCGATACAGTCTCCTCTATTTTCTGCTAAAGATATAATTGAATTTACTGTAGAAGTAAAATTAGCATTCTTTTGAAGTAATCCTGGTGCTGAGATTATATTAAACTGATAATCATCTTTATTTGATAAAAGAGATATTGCTGTAGTGTAGCTAGATGCAATAAGTCCTTGTGAAGTCGTAGACGATGTATTAATTGCTCCAAAGAATGTAGCTGGTGTTCCAACTGATCCCTGTGCTCCGTAGAATGAACCTGAAGTTTCTGTTGGTAGGTAAGTTGAGAAAGATACTCCACTGCTATTTGTATTAATAGTTACTCCATCGTTTGCTAAGTAATTAGGAGTTGTTGATGTTACTGAAGCTACTCTAATATAGTTAGATGCATTTGGATACTCTCCTACTGTATAGTTATAAGATGTTGAACCATCTGTACCCCATGTTACGTACTGGTTACCTATTACTCTTTCAATATAATTATCTGAGTTTGGATCAAGATTTACGTTGAACGTCTCTAAGATAGTCTTATTATTTGTACTGTCATCACCCTGTCTTACTGATATTGAGAATGTACCTAAAGCACTATTTACATTTGTAATTTCCCATCTTACGTTATCTGCAGATCCAGATACTAAAGATCCGTCTGAGTTTTCAACTCCTGGACTATTTGATGCTGTAGAGTTATTGTAAAGTACACCTTTTCCTAATGTCTCTATAGTAAAAGGAGATGTAGCTGATGGACCTGTTGTACCACCACCTAAAGTAAATAACGTAAAATCTGGTATTCCTCCTAAGATAGATCCTGTTAAGAAAGTAACTCCATTATATGTTGTTCCTGCTGTAGATCCTGATAGTGCAAGTATTCCAGTAGCAGCTGATGCACTAAGTGGAATATATGCAGACTGTGCATTAATTTCTGTTGCTAAGTTTGCAGCTGTTAAAGTTGCAGATGAACCAGTTGAGAAAAAGAATACTTTTGCACCTGGAATATCTACCGGTACTGGATCGTTACTTGCTTGAAAAATATACGTGTTTGATCCGTATACTATACTATATCTTTGACTATCTACTGCTTGTAATAATGTCCCTGAACCAGTTGCTTTATTTACACCTGTTGTTCCAAATATATTAGTATTACTTGCTCTTGAATAGGTTCCCGAAACTACTCTAGTTACTAAAGCTGTTTGACCACCATTTTGAAAATAATTTTTAACTGCTACTGACGTAAGAAACTCGTACGACTTATTAGAAGCTGAAAGAAACGTTTCTCCAAACTTTCTTACGTAATCACTATAGGATGTAACGATAAGAGGCTGATTATCAGGTCCTTTTACTGTTGGTCCGACAAATGCTGCTCCTGCTGCAATGGGTGCTGGAGTAATATAAGATCTGTCGTTTTCTCTTGTATATACTCCTGGAGAGATAATTGATTCTGCCATGTTTTTTAATTTGTTTTTTAATTTATTATAAATATATTAAGGTTTTGATAAACCGTCCTATAGTGTTAGGTTCTATATTCTGTTATAAATAGTGAGTGACTATCGAAACCTCTTTTGTAAACTGCTAATTTAAAGTAGTAGATTAAATAGATCCAGTTGTCTCTAATCCAAACGTAACTGATGCTTTAGAGTAGTACTTATTTGGATTAAGCATCGATGTATTTATTGCATCTGAGACTATATATCCTGCTAATTTTATTTGAAAGGTAGTCTTTACTACACGATCCTCTCCTTGAGTCTGTTCAGTTACAGTCTGATAACTGTCTATAGCTGCTCTAAACTTAAATCTTTCTGGATCTCCCCAGTAAGAATCTGATGCAAAGTTGACAGACTCTACAATATTATTCATCTGTTCTACGTATTCTGTAAAAATAGTACAAGAGTATACAATATTTACATAGTCAGGAATAATTACTCCGTAATATTCTTTAACTGGAATCCTATTGTTTACTATAGAAAAACGATCGTATACGTTCTTTCTTGAGTATTTTTTTTCGAAAATACCAAAATTACTTGGTAGATTTGCATCCATCTTATTACCCAGTGACCTATTCTTCTCTAGAGAATCTCTTTTGAACATGATAAGAGGAGTTTGTATCTTACCGTTATTATCTCTGTAGTATCCGTCTTTTTGTACTGCTGCCCATTTTTCTGGTGATCCATAAATAAAAGGGACGTTTAGTTTTGTTCCGTTTTGAATTACTGAAGGACGTATTACATTATTAAAGTAGTAGATAATTGCTTGATCAAAATCCTTAAGCCCTACAGTAAACTGCTTTACATCATCATCCTTTACAGATCTTTGATTCTCTCTTTTCTTACTGTCAGGTAAAGGAGCTTTTCCTTGCTTCAAATAAGGTGTAATAGTCTCTTGAGATAGTTCTATTTGAGATTTCGGTATGGGTTTTCTAGTCTGTGACATTAGATTCTTTGTTGTGTTATTCCGACTTTATCTGCTCTTGTTAAGTGAGTCGTACATATAATAGATAACGTACCTCCGAAATTAGATCCGTAACTAGTTAGTGAATAGTGTTCATCTTTTCCTAATAGTAATTGATTTTCCGTAGTATTATCTACTTCATAAAAATCGTTTTGCCATTCAATGATATCTCCAACTTCAGGGAAAGTATTAGTATCAGAAAGATCCTGTCGTAGAAATGCGAATTTAACGTCTCTTATGTTGTCTGGACCGAAGTCATCTGTTACAGTTTGCTGATCTCCTCTTTCAATTAAACAGTTAAGTTTTACTCCAGACCAGTATACCTTGTTTAGAGCTTCTCCATAAATATTTGCTTCAGTTTGCTCTAAAGAAACTTTGTAGTAAATAACCTCCTGTTCTACTATGTCTGATAGTAGTTCTCTGTTTATCTTTACAAATAAATTAAAATCGTTTTGACTTCCAAATATCATTAGCTACCTACTTGTTCAATCGACTTAACCGATAATTCTACTTTCTTTATATTAGGTACCAGTCTAAAGGTATCTTTTTTCAGTTTTTCAAATACAACTGGTCCTGGTTTTGCAGTTAGTATTTTAACTTTTAATACCACTGAATTAGTATCTTCATTAGAATCTATAGCAGTAACCCGAGTTACTCCTGGCATTGCTCTTACAAAGTCAGCTACCTCAGAAGCAGAGGTTTCATCTGAATGAGTAACTCTGACCATTCCCTGATAAATATTAAATGTGATTTCGTTTATTAATTGTGTTAACTTCATTATCCTACGTATATTACCATTGGTACTTGTTTTAATGTATCTTGTAAGAAGTTTGCTTCTTGAGATTTTCTTTCTAATTGAGAAACTCTTGATGTTGATTCTAACATATCTCTTAAGTTAACTATCAATGCTTCTTTTTCTGTTCTAGCATCTGCTAATAAGTCCTGTTGATTTAGAGTAGCTTCTGAACCAGGAACTGGTACTGTTGTATACTTTCCTCTAACATAAGCTAATGATTCTTTTGCAAGAGCCAAAGCGTACTTATAAATCCACTGTCTACCAATTGAATTAACTGCACTGTATGTTGGATTTTCGTAAGGTACGTTTGATACGTTTGTAATAGATCCTCCTACGCCTCCTGGAGTACTTGCTGAACTATCTAGTAGTTGCTTTTCAGTTAACTTATAATATTCGAACCATATATTACCTTCTGTCTTAGGTACTGGAAAGAGTCTCATACTGTTATTATGTACTTCAAAAGAGTATGCTGACTTTCTTATCTGATCATTAAATTCAATTGCTTGAGTTTTAAGTACATCATAAGATGCTGGCATAAGAAGGAAGTTAACTCCTGGTGAGAATGAACCAAAGTCAAATGCATCCATAAGAGATTGAATACCCGTTCCTGTTCCTGCATAAGGATCAAAGTATCTCATAATAGCAGGTGGTGCTTCGTAGTAAATTTTTCTTATCTCAATACCTCCTGTTATACCCTCAGATAATGCCCATGCTTTAAGATCATACTCTTGTTGATTTGGAACAACAGGTATAGATCCTTTATATAGAGTAGTATTACCTCCAACTCCAGCTTCTGTTCCATATGCTGAAGATATTCTTATTACATTTTGAAGACTTGGAGTAACCACTGCTTCGTTTAGAGGATTGTTTACATCTCCTCCTTCTAATGATATGTAGTTTTGAACTGCAAGAGCTTGGTAAACCTCATTACCGTAAGTGGTAAGTGCTTCTTCAAAGCAAGTATAAAAAGATCCTGATGTTAGTTCCACATCCATTAAAGGATATCCTAAACGTATTGCACAGAATTTTGCTACTTTATCAGCTTCTGCTTGAAAGGATGCATCACTATCGTAGAATCCAAATGGAGTTTGGCCTGCTTTAAAAGTAGAACTGCCATTCCATATTTGTATATTGGCCATAGTACTTGTTTATTTTTATTATAAATATCAGGCTATTTTAATAGCAACTACCTTACAGTAGAATCGTTCCTATAACTGCTCCTAATACTGTAAACCAAATATCTCTATAGTCGAATGGGGATTCATGAAATTTACCATGATACCACTCCCATGCGAATCCAATTACATATCCAAAAAATCCAGCTATAAAGACCTGTGCTATTTTTCCAATATCAAATGAAGGATCAAATTTGATTAATAACCAAATAAGTGGCGTTACTGTTAAGGCTCCTCCAAGTATATGCAAGTGCCATCTTTGTTTAATAAAGTTATTCATTTATTAGTAGATCGTATTTAATTCTTATATTTGCTCTCTGAGTTAGAATATCTTGTGGGACTTCTTGACCTGTCTCCTGTTTACGAATGAAGTACCAATCTGTCGGTTGTAATTCGTTGTAACAATCTAGTTTTAAGCTCTTAATTCTATCTTGATTTGCTAACTGTAATTGTTCATTAGTTGCTCCTTCTGCCCATTGAGTACCATTCCATGTTGGTTTTATAAACAGTTCAGTATATCCTATATTTGTCCAAAGAGAATCGCCTGGTTGTGTTTGTGTTGTTCCAATGTACTCAAAACTTTCGTTATATCTATGATAATCCATACTTATACTATTTCTAATGTTAATACTCCTCTTACTCCTTTATTTCCAGACCACGCTGTTCCAAAAGCGATAGCTGTTGAATAATAATTCACTACCGCTAAACTGCTTCCTGATGCCACTGCAGTTTGTCCTGAAGGTACGGTTGCTGTATTAAAACATTGATTATTATTACTTTGAGTTACTTGAAGACCTGATGCTGTAAATGGTATGGTAAAGGTTGCGACTGTTGCACTATTTGATGTTCCAAATATATCATACTCTATAATTCCAAGTTTTCCAATTCTCATATATCTAACTACCTTTCGAGTAGTTGAAGACCAACCAACAAGGGTACTTGTAGATGAAAAATCAGACCATGAAGTTTGGTAATCACTTGCTGTTACAGGACCGGTAAATGTAGCCGATCCACTTACTAATAGTGATCCTGTTATTTGTGCGTCTCCTGTGTATGGAAAAGCGGAACCTGATATTTGAAATTCAGAACCTACTTGATTAATTGTTATATTAGTTCCTGCTACTAGATTAACATAGGAAGAGGTTAGTGCGTAGGAAGCACTAATACTATTGTCTGAATATGAACTTGAGATAGAGGTTAGTGCGTAGGAAGCACTAAGACTGTTTGAGCTTGAAATAGCCCATGATGAAGTTCCAAATAATGAACCTGTTATTGAGCCACTTACTCCTAAAGAGCCTGATACTTCTACTGCGT